CTTTTTAATATTTAACAGGAGTTCTTGTTGCTCCACTTTGAGCTGTATATGTTGGTCTATCTACTCCCATTTTTGGAGGTGTATACTCTGTCTGAGGTGTAAATGTTGATCTTGTATTATTAGGTGCAGCTGCAGTAGTTTCACTTACTCCTGAAGTTGGAGGTACCTCAAGTCCCATTTCAACTGCCATAGCATGTAATTCTAACTCATTTTTGTCAATAATTGCTGTACCTAAAGGTGAATAATTTTCAAATGCTGAAAAATCTTTTGGATACAACTGTTCATTATAAATTGAAGGATTACCAAACATAATTGAATATGTTGTCTGCATATCCCCTCTCGCTCCAGACCTTTTTACCTTAAATACATTATCACATAATGGACCATATTCAGTAAATAAGTTTGTAAGAATCTGCATATAACTTGCAGGTCTTTCCCAAATTCTAGCTTGAGGTACAATATTTCCATTCTCATCTCTAGTATATTCAATTAAACGGATATAAAACCTCTGCTGTAACTGAACACCAGCTGCACATAATGGACAAGAATGAACACCTAAACGTAAATCATTGATACAATTTACCTTTCTAAACTTACCATCAATTGTTACAGGGTGAACTGTATACACTTCAAATTCAGATGGATCATTATATACAAACCTTACGATTGCTTCATCTCCATCATCTCTTAAACTAAAATAACCAACTCTAGGTCCCTGAGACTGTCTTGTTTCCTGTCTCTGTTCCCTATCAGCTTGCATCTTAAGAAATTCCTCGCGCGAAATAAATGCCATGTTTTAAAACATCTCCTTTACTATGTAATTATTATATAATTCTTTCTCTATTTTGTAAACTAATTTCGAATTGTTCTTTTGATAAATCATTTAAATCTTTACCTTCAGGAAAATTAATCTTATCAATATATACACCTTTTCTTACTAAATTTAAGAACCTTTCAGTTCCTTTTCTTCCTGCATCATCAGGATCATACGCTAATATCCAATTTATCACTGATGTATTATTTAATTCATTCATCTGCTCTTTTGTAGTACCTGCTCCTAAAAGTGCTATTGCAGGATAACCATATGATCAAGCTGTAAGACAATTAATCTGACTTTCACATACAATAACTGATTTACAATTTCTCTTTAATACTTCACTTAATCCAAATATATCACCTTTACTTGCTAAACTATCAATGATGAATCTTTTACCTACAATACTCCTCCTAGTGAGATATTTTAATCTACCATATCTGTCACGCACTGGGAATACTATACATTGTGTATCTGGATCATACTTTATTTTAAACATCTTTATAACTTCATCAGTTAATTTTCTTTGAGTCATATATGGATGATATGATTCAAATTTATCTAAAACTGACTCATCTAAAAATGTTTCTTCCTTTTTCTTCTCTATTTTAGGTAATATTAAATCTCTTTTAATGTAATCACTTGCATAATTTGATAATAACCAATTTTCACCATATTCTTCATTTTTATTAAAACATTCACCTACAAATCTACTAAATGGTCCTTTTGATCCACAAGTGAAACAATGATAAAATCCATACGGAATATCATCATTTTGCAAATTAATATAACAAGATGGATGTTTTTCTTGTCCACCATTATGAACTGGACAAGTTACTGCTATACCAGAGCCACTGATTTTAAATTGAGATAATTTCCCATTATTACAAACCCTTTTTATATCATAAAGTATATCAATAATATCCTTACTAATTACTCTATCTTTAATTATTAATTGTTCCATTAGAATGGTAATTCATCTCCTGCTATTTCATAATTAAAATTCATAGGTGACCTTGGTTGTTCAGCTTCAGTTGTAGGAATTTCCTCAAGTTCACCTTCATCTTGAATATATTCAAATTTTCCTGTATCCAAATCTATTGAATAATTCAATGTTTTACCTGTACCACCATCTCTTGCTTTAACTATGTGTAATGTCATAATTCCATCTTTTTGTGATACACCAATAATTGTTGTACTATCCTGACCAATTCTATCTGATTGACCAATGTGTTCAGTTCCTGCAAATCCATTATCTTCAACTGATGTTCTATTCTGTTGTGTTACTGTGATAATTGGAATATGTTTTCTTACTTGTAACATTTTAATATCTTTTGAAATATTTGCTGCTTTTTCAAAAGATGTTCTAGCCCTATTTCTATCAGTTAATAATGTCTGCTGATCAACGTATAAAATATCCAAATTATACTTCTCAACAAAACTTGTTAATGTATCAACTGTAGGATCTTCATTGATCATATCTGGTGTCAATACATAAATTTTACCTTTATGATTATTCTTTAAATTATCCAAATAGTTTTTATACTGAACACCTACATCAACATTACCTCTAATAATCTTTGTATTTGAAATATGTGACATTAATGTATCCATTCTAAAACTAACTTTATTTAACTCTATTTCACCTGAATATAATCCTACTGTCAATCCTCTACTTGCTGCAGCTACAATTGATTTTAATAAACACCATGACTTACCTTGACCACTTCTTGCAATAATTGTTGCATATTCATTCTTTCTATCCCAACCACCAAGAATCTGATCTAATTCTTTAAATCCTGTTGTAACATAATAATTTGTTAAATTTGAACACTTATCCAAATATTCATCATATCTCGATGTATCACTTAAAATATCTACTGCATTTAAATGTTTACTTTCCTGTGCCTGATCAGCTGATCTTGATAATAAATCCATCGCTTTATCAGTATCACCTTTTAATAACAAATCTCTAATCTTATTGAATGTACTTGCTAAAAAGTTTTCATTCTTCTCTCTATACAATTCATCCAATAAATAATCTATTGACTCATTAACTTGTAATACTTCAAAATCAGGAAATGATTTTAAGAATGTTGCTAAATCTGGTACTTGATTATAATTTTTGTAATGTAAATAAATGAAATTAAATTCATTTCTAAAATTAGGAAAATAATCAGCTGTTAATCCATTATCAAGTATAATACTTAAATTTCCAGTTGATAAAATAATATTTAATACTTGCAATTGTGTTAACATCTATATTCACCTACGTTTCTATTATCTCCATCCTTAATCTCTTTGATGGTTGAATACTTTACAATACGACTATATAATCTTTCATCTAAAATATTTCTCAACTGTTTTGGTAATAAATTTGATGTAAAAATACAACTTTTCAAATTGTTTGTTCTTTCATCAATCCAATAATATAAATTACCCATATCAAATTGACTGATATCCTTAACACCTAAATCATCAAATACTACCAACTTTGATGATAAAATCTTTCTTTCAGTATCGATAACCTTACTATGCAATTCAGGATCACTTATTGATAATTTCTTCTCATTTAAAAAATTTGTTACATTAATAAATAACGCTGGACAATTATTTTTAAACTTGATGTTTTGAACTTCATCAATATATTCCTTTAAAAATTTAATACTTCAAGTCGTCTTTCCATTACCAACATTATTTGAACAAATTAAAAGATTCTCACCTTTATCAACAAACTCCCTAATATTTAACTTAATATTATTTAATTCCTTAAATACTTGTTCATCTACTTTTGCTGGTATTAATGAAATCTCATTTAAATATCTCTTCGGTATAAGCGAATTATTCAAATAAACTTCTTTTAATGACATAATTCTCCTTTCATTCTAAATATAAACTATTCAAAATGATTTGTAAACTAAAAAGATAAATCTGACCTTTCTTCTAATTTATCTACAGATTTTACTTCAGGTACATATCCTTCAGAACTTTGAACTAACCAAGCCTGCTGTAAATACTCTTCCATTTTAGGTCCAAATAAAGTTGATGGTCTTAAATAGATATTACTTAATTGTCCTGTTGAAAATCTTGTAGGATGTTCTCCCCATTCTTTCCATTTAAAATCAATTACATCATAAAAGTCATGAAGTTTTGCTCCTTCATTAAGTCTTGATTTAATAATTCTTTTTGTACCATTTGATGATGATCTAAATTTAGTATTACATCTTTCATTAAAATATTTAATAATTAAATCAACCTTTTCTTGTAATTCTTTTTCTTTAGTATATTTATTATCTATTTTATTATTAATA